CAGCTGCCAATGCTGCTATCGCAAGTCCTGCGGGGACCGCTGCCTTCTTGATTGCGAAATGTGCTTTCTCTCCGCTTGTTTCAAGTTGCTTGAATTCTGTGATTGCCTTGTCGACACCTTTGCCATCGAACGTGGAAATGATTGGAATTGAAAGTGCCATCAGTTCAGTTCCTTTTCAACAAGTCGAATTGCTGCCAATGACGCGCTCAACATTTCGCGTTCAATTTCTTTGCGCTTGCGAAAGACTGCCGGACCGAGATTGCGGGTATGGCTCGGACGGGGGATGTCGCCAAGACTGTCGCCTAGCGGGTTGCGGGTTTTGCGTCCGGCTGATTCCCAGATTGCAGCGCCTGCGTTCATTTGCTGAATATAGATCAGAGATGTTGCTTCGCGACTGGCATCGACTTTCAATTTGACTCCAGAGATGGCACGGGAGATTGAGAACGGAAACTTCTTGGAACCTCCCTGCGTCCAGTTGCGAGCCATACCAGATAGATATTCGCGTTCATAACCTCGCTGAACTTCTGTGATTGCAGGTGCAGCGATTCTCGTTGCTTGCGCGACAAACTCTTTGCGAAGACCAGGCTCAACCTTGTTCAACGAACGAATCGCATCTTTGAGTCCTGTCAGTTCAATCGTTGTATTCGTGGTCATCGTCTAGTCCGTTGTGCTTTCTGTTGCTCGTTCATTACATCGAATGCCGTGAAGAGATCCTCTGTGTCGAACGGAATGTCGGGATGCCAGTATCCGGTCGCGACAAGTAACTCTGCTAGAGACCGGCGGAAACTGCCGGATCGGTGGGGTTTGCAGCCTCAGAACTGACAACGTCGATTGACTTGGTTTTCTTGATGAATTCATCAAATGCCAATGGTGTTGTAATTCCCGCAGCGCGAGCAGATTCAAAGGCGAAGAATGCGAGATCCTCAGCGCCGATTCCGTTGGCAAGACTGGATGCTTGCTTTTTGAATTTGCGTTCCCATGCGACGATGACGAATAGGTTCGTTTCGACTTCATAGGGGTCACCTTCGGTTGGTGTTACTTGTAACTGGATTTTCATTGTTTCCCTCTTTGTTTCTTTATGGAGTAATGTCTCGCGCCCAGGTGCCATTGACGAACGACACAGACGCGACTGCTAGCGTTCCAACGGTTGACATGATGACAGGTGCTCCAGCAAGCGTTGCCTTTGTGATGGTGTACTCAGGGTTCGACGCGGTTTCTGATGTGCCGGAAGGCGAAACGACAATGGTGCATGATCCAGCTGCAACAATTGCTGCAAGGAGCGTTTCTATTTCGCCGACGCCGTATGACAGGAAGAGGTCAAGGTTGACTGACACGGTTTGTAGACCATTTGTTCCCTGGTGACCTGTGTCATTCAAACTGGTTGAGTCAAGAATGTCGTAGCCGACTGTGACTTCACATTTTGAAAGTTGATCGCTGACGTCAATTATTGAACCGCCAGTAGGGGTGATGTTGCAGGTGGCATTCGATAGGAATGTTGTTGTTGCCATAGTTGGCTCCTTAGTTTCTCCGCACCGCTATTGCAACGGTGAGGTCGTATGTGGGTATGTCTTGTCCGCCGTAGACCGCGTTGCCTGGGCGGGCATCGGTGACTGCGATGGACGAGTTCATGATGGTGTCGACTGTTGTCATGAGATAATCGCCGGAGTCCTGGTTGCCTGGAGGAGCAGCCAAGACTCTGACGGGAATCCGAAAGTCGCCGACGTTGTATGTGAATGACGTCATAACGGGAAGTTCGATCATGACTGACATTGGTCGGGCGTTTCGGGGATCTGTGACGGGTTTGAGACCGAGAGCGGTGAGCGCGGTTGCGATTGCGTTGACTGCATCGACGAGGATTCCTGTGGCTGCCATTATGCGACCTGTGGTCTTCCGCAACCGATGAGCGCCATGATGCGTCCCATAGTTGACGGGATGGGGATTGAAGACATTGAGTCAAAACTGGCGAAAGAATCAGCGCTACCGCGTTCACGGTAGAGAGTTGCTGCGTACATTATTGCGCCCAATTTTACCGAAGCATCTGGAACTGTTGACTGCGAATCGGTGTATCCGGCTTCGCGACGCTTGCGGTAGATGTAGATATTCGCTGCGTTGACACAGACCGTAATGAAGGCGGTGTCGTTGGCGGTTGCAACGTCAATGCCAAGCCATGAGGTGACGTCGGCGGATGTGATCCATGAGACCGAAGGGGTGAACGTGACTGTCCCTGTCGCGACACTTCTTGCAACATCATCACCGGCGTCCCGATAGCAGAACTGGAAGAGGCGAATAATGTCGGAATCAAAGAGAAGGTCTCCCTCATCTGAAACTCCGACGAATTCTGCGTCTTGTGTTGAAACAACATCGAAGGTTCCTGCCATACCGTGACTGATGCCAGCGATGGTGACGGAATCTCCGACTTGTATTCCTGTTTCGACGAAGGTCTGGAGAACAACAACGTCATCGAGTCGCGTATGAAACGCGATGTCGTAGGTTGCCATTGTTCTTCCAGTTCCCGTCGTGTTTGTTGGTTAGTAACCGGTTGCGATTACGAACTTTGAAGGGTCAATGACCTTCGCTGCTGCATAACCCCTGAATCCGATGGTCATCGAAGCGGTTGATGGGTTCATCAAAGTGAGCGCGCCTTTTTGTTGTTCATAGAACTCTGCACCAGATGGATCAGCGATGATGAGGGTCGATGCCTCGAAGTTGCGGTCAACTACAACGCGAAGTCCGAAGGCGTAGCCTGCGTCGGTTGTGACGTTGAGATTTCCTGCTGCGTTCATTGGTCCCAAGTTGGGGAACAAACTACGACCCGAATCGTCGGTCAATTTGATGAGGTCGCCCCATACATCGGGAGACACCATGAGAGCCGTTGGCAGGTTTCCGTTTGAGCCGTTCAAGATTGAAACTGCTGCATCTGCGATCCAGTTTGTCCAGTCTGCCGGTACTGCGGGGTTACCGAATCCGAGGTCTTCTGTGATTCCTGCGATGATTGCGTCGCAAGCAAGGGCGTCTGTGCCGAATGCGTAAATGCGACCCATGTCGTCGAGGAGCGCTGACAAGACTTCGGGCTGTGACCAGTCCATTGCCTGTTCGGACAATTCCACATATCCACCGTAGGTACCTTTTGTGAATGTCGATTCTGAGACAACAAAAGTTCCTGATTGTAGGGACGAGTTTTGTGGGCTTTGAACCGCCATTGAAACATTGGTTGTGACGACTGGACGTACGAACGATGATCCTGGGATTGCTGCCATTGAGCGAGCGCCGAGAGCGTCAACAACAGGACGACGTCCGATGAAGTTGTTGTAGATCGGGGCGACGATTGGCGTTGGGATGACACCTGGGATGTCGCCGGTAACTACGTCTGGAGCAGCAGCGCGGAGAGTTTCCCATTGTGAACCGCCAGCGATGAGGGCTGACAGATACTCGACTGCGGTTGGCATCACAAAGGCTTTCTTAGCCGATGCGAAGATTGGGGATGTTGGGATGGCGTCGGGCGCGGAGGCTTCGACTTGGGTTTCTTGTGACATGGTTTCCTCCTGGAGACTTGTGTCGGGTTGGGGTTCGGTTGCCTCTTCTTCGACCTCTTCTGGGTCGGGTTCTGAGGCTGCGATTTGTTCGATGACTGCGTCGGCAAATGCCGGCGTTGTAACCACCGAAAGTTCTTGCATTAGAGCAGACGAGACGATCATGACGCCGTTCTTGTCGTACTTGAATTTTTGCGGTACTGCACCGACGGAGACTGAGTCGTAGGCAGACATTTGGATCAGTTCAACAACGTCATCGGCTTGTTTTGATTTTGCAAATGAAGCGGTAAAGCCGAGACCGTTCTCTAGGTCAATGAGTTCATTGACAATTCCGATTGGGCGTCCGTCGTGGTTTTCAAGTAGTCGCGCGGGCTTCGCATTCAAGTCAAAGGCTCCGCGCTTGAACATGACCTTTTCGCCGCCGGACACGGTTGCGACGGTGTCCCAGGGGACTGCAATGCCGGTGATGGTGCGCGGAATGGTTGCATCTCCCGCAGCCGCGTCGAGGGTGATTGGAATGGCTGTAAACTTTATCATGAAGGCATCTCCTGAGGCATATTGACTTGGGGTTCTACGAGTACGTCTGACATTTCGCCAATGGCGAGAAGGTCGTCGGTGTCGAAACAGATGAAACGTCCGCGACTTGTGACGTCATTCATTGACAGTCGTTGCGTTATGCATTCGGCGTACATTTGCGCTCCGAATAGCCAGAGATCTTGACGTGCCTGAGTTGCATTTTGGTACGTCATGGATGCGCCTGGTGTTGGAGCGGAAACAAGATATGCGGGGACAGAACAAAGACGCGACAGATCGAGCGCTTGATATTGGCGTTGTGCTGCGTTGACTTCAAGCGGGTCATGGTTGAATTCTTTGAACTCAACGAAGTTGTTCAATGCGCCAATGACGTTTCCAGCCTTGCGAGCCTGCGCCCATTGCGACGCGAGATCTCCAAGTTCTTCACCGGACATTGTTTCGCCTGCCGAAGTTTGCTGTAAATAACCAGGGACGGTCTCGATAGTTGCTGCGCGATCTGCGAACTGGTCGAGGTGGATTGCGATGTTGACTGCGCGTTGACCGGAATAGACAAGACCAGTTGTTGGTGCAAGGAATGTGATGATTTCGTTCGGGTCTAGTGGATTGCCATTGAATTGAATTTCGTCTGGCATCCCGAAGAACTGAGGACCTAATTGCTGAGGTGTTTGAATGGACGCTGCCGGTAACCATTCGAAAGACATTGGGCGTCCGTCGGTTGCGTTACGAGAAGTCACCGCCCAGAACGCGCGACCATACAACCAAAGGTCCGTGAACGTGTTCGACAGAATGAACTGACGCGGAACTTTCGGATCAGGGTTTTCCATCCATGATTCGTTCGGAACGTAGATCTCTTCATATTCTTCGGTTTGTGGATCCCATTGCTTGACGTATTGGCGGAATTCCAGACCTGAGATTGTCGAGGCGAGAAGGTCTCTCGCCCTC